CACCTGACGGAACTCAGCCACCAGCACGGCGCCGAGTTTGATTTTTGATTGCAGAATATCGCTGGTCTCCTGCGTCGCGGGGATCAGGATTCCAGATGACTGCTTGATGAGTTGTAATTCGTGCGCCATGGTGTTCTCCGTGGCGCATAATTGTCAGGTTACTGGTTGTTCAGGCCAGTGCGATAATTATGATTGCGTGCTTATTGTTAAGTCAATTATTAGAGCCCATCTCTCTGACAACTTCCATAATGGTATCCTTAGACCAGTACAAATCATCCCTTGATAGCTTTCGGTTTGTTACAGAACCGTTTTGGGTTGATAGGATATAGCGATCACCTGATGCAAGTCTAAAAGACAAAAGTTCTATTCCCTTAGCATCAGTTATAGTCACCCGCAAATTATCAGCAAGATCTGATAGGACTCCTTCTGCCACGTAACCCCCTGAGCGACACACGGACGCGGTTAAAAATTGTCGGCAGCAGCATCAAAGGGATACGCAAATTGCGGTATTCTGAAAAATGCGCGCCAGTATTAAGCGCAATGTTAATAAAACCAGTCGTCAGCGCTTTCCCACGTTTCCTGCAGAATGCTCTGTATACGTTTTTTATCGTCATCAGCAGCACCGACGATACTCAGCCCATCCTGACTACCGCGACGGATGGTTAAGTTGCAGTTTTCATACTGATTCTGAAGCCTTTTAAGTAGCTCTTTCTCAAGTGCAGGTATGGCACCGCGCGGCAGTTCTTTCGACTTATTGATCGTCAGTTCTATCTTCATAATTCCCTCTACATTTAACTACTGTATATAAACACAGTACATCTATTGAAAAGAATATTCAAGAGGTGGATAGCACTTTTTGTTAAAGCTAGTGTGTTGTTTCATATCAGATTTCAGGCATAAAAAAACCCGCCAGCGGCGGGTTAGTAGTGTGGGTGCGTTGAGGATGCAAAACAGTATCAAGAGTGGCGGGGATCGCTCCCCGCCGTGCTCTCTTACTCAGGTTCGTAAGCTGTGAAGACAGCGACCTCCGCGTGGCCGGTTCGGAACCGAACCTCACAGAGATCCTTTCTCGTAACCAGTACCGCCATAATGACAGTGATACAGATGACGATCAGAGCGATTACCATCGCTTTTTGCTGCTTCATAGCCAACTTCTCCTTGCCTTTCGGCATGTAAGAGGCTAGCCTAAATGTGTCTAGCATATAGGGGCCTCAAGTTGATGAAAGTCACTTGGGGCTTTTATCTATCTGCCTTTTGGTGTTTATGCCTGAGACAGATAGCCTCAAGCACCCAGCCGAGATATTACTGAACCTCTTTTCCTGACGCAAATTTTCACCACGTTGCCAGCTTCTCAGCCAGCAAGTCGCGCTTGATGACGATCCAGCCGCTTTCACGCAGTCCGCTCAGTATCTGATCAACTTTACCAATAAACATGTCGGGACCAATCTGCCGGATGTCTTTCACATTACCGTCCCGGATTTGAATCAGAATGTCGATGTTAAGCATATCGACGGCAGGCTCAACCTGACGTGTCGTCGCCGGTTGCTTCTGGCTGAAATAGCAATCCTCCAGTTTTTCGAACACTTCCCATGCCTGATCGGTTTCGAGCATTTTGGCATGGCGGGCAGCACCGCGTTCTGTCCAAAGGATGAGGGAACGTACTTTCGGGGAGATAGGATTTTGAGAGTAGTTTAAAGCTACTCTCAGATTTCGCAGCTCATCGCCTACAACCTTAAAAAAGTGCTTCCCCTCAACAAAACGATCTTTGTTTTCGTGGTGATTCTGTCGGATACGCACAGGCTCAGTACCATAAAGTTGCGCCAACAGTTCAGTAGTTATGACGGGGATCTGGTTATGGGTAATCGGGGAAAGAGTTTCGACAGAGATTTGATTGGTCATAATGACGCCCTCCGGTGATTGTTTTGTTTATCACCACCGCCGACGCCAATCGGATTGGGTGGTGAGACGTACAGGGTTGGCGTAACCGGATCACCGACCGGCGAGCCTTTCGGCTCCCCCATACGCCCCACCATAATTCAGATGCGCGTATACAAACGACAATAAAAAACACGCTCGCGGCGTGTCTCTGTCGCGGTGAAATTCCGGGACGCCAATCCCGACGCCAGATTTTGCTGGCGTGCTGAGAATATAGCCCCGGATGTCTGTTTGTGTCAATGACTCCTGCTAACTGTTAACTGCTAACCCGCCGCAGCGCTGAAAAATCCCCGGCAATGGAATGATGTCAGCCAGCTATCCTCTCCTGCGACTGTACTTTCTCACACTGAAAGTCTTCCAGACTCACTTTTTCACCGAATGACCTTCCGGCCTCTTTCGCCTTAAAAAATAATTTTTCACACTGCTGCCGGGTCAGCTTTTCTTTCGAATAACGACACCAGACAACGGGCGGATTTCCGTCCTTAATAATTGTCGCGGTGATTTTGTACATCCGTTACTCCTCTCAGTATCTGAAAACGGCATAAATCTAACCCGATACCACTATAGTGACAACCAGCCCGTTGCCGAGGAATCCCCAGCAATAGGCGGGTTGAATTAATGGGATTTTTTAATGCCTACTCCTGAGAACTCTCAGACGGAAGCCCAATCATCTCGTTCAGCGCTTCCCGGCGAATAGCAGGAGGCAGAGGAACAACCGCATCTTCAGCAGGTAACAGTTCTTTGGCTTCAGGCCACTGTTCCAGCAGTCTCTTAACTGTTCTGGCTTTATTCAGTGCGGCGGTGACGTTCTGGCGAATGTCTGTTTCGTCGCTTTTTATTTCCCTGTAAAGCGCATCGAAGCTGTAGAACTCGGTAACGAGTGGATCATCTGCCAGTAAGGTATATTCGTAGGGGACTATTTTTCTGATAGGGTCTGGTTCACCCTGCTCATAGCTCCGGTAATTGCCGTTAAAGTATGCACGAACACGCGAACCCGCCAGATTCAGATAAATATCGCTGTCATATCTGACAAACGTATAGTTTGTCCTCAGTTCTTCGGGCAGTTTCGCAATAAGTGCTGCAATTTTCTTTTCGGTTTTTAATACCTCAGCTTCTGTTTCCGGGCCGCCAATTGCTGCCAGCCTTACACGTTCCGCCCAGTCTGCACGGGCATCACGCAGAGCTTTTTTACGTTGCGGGATACCAGCTTTTGCCAGTGCGTTATCAATGATTTTATCTTTAATGGATTTATTCAGCGTCTGGTTCATATTGTTCACCTTGTATAATTTAGGCTGTACGAATCCCGCCGCGAGAGCGGTGTTTAAAAACGATTTACGGTTAATTAATTATTCAGATTCGCGTTATGGCATATATAAATGCTAACGCTCATCCATTATTTGCCTCCGGTTTTGGTGCTGCTGCGAGCATGGCCTCGTAGATATTACCGAACTGTACGCAGAATGACTCATCGCTATTGAACAGCACATCTTCGCAGTTCATAGCAGCCGCTATCATTTCGTCCGTTGGTTCAACGGGTACAAGTGCGTAACCATCCGGAATTACCGGAGAGTTGGTTGACGTATCCGCGATTTTCCGAAAATTGTTGGTTGACGAAATTGGGTTTTCCCGAAAGTTTCCAGTCTGAGGAATGGCTGCGCGAGTGTTCCACGCCTTCCCTGCCTCCTCCGGAGTGGTGAACCCAAATGTCTGGAGGTTACAGTCTCCATTTTTGTTACCGCACATGATGATGTAACCCTCCATATCACCATCAGGGTAGTGTTCAGCCGGTGATCCGCAGAACGGGCATGGAAGCAGGCCGCTGTCGTCAGGTTCAGCCTGAGAACTGGTTGACAAATTAGCGTCATTTGGTAATTCAGTTGACGCGTTTTTGTTAACTTTAAGCATGGCGGCGTTATAACCATCGGCAAAAATTTCTGCTTCTTCGTTGTTCAGTTCAGCGCCAAGTTTAAAAGCAATGTCTTTCGCCATCGATGCTGTTATTTGATGGTGTTTCACGATTTACCTCCGTTGAGCATGTCGGTGCGGCAGGCTTCATCTACCCCCTTGCTTTCCGCTGCATCAAACCAGGCATCTTGTCCCGCAACGTCATCACCGCATGGCGGCTCACATTTCGAATAACGACCCGCCCACCAGAAGTTACCGTTACGATGCTCTGCCGTTCCGCAATACTGGCATATATAAATTGAGCCATCGCGCTGATAGTGATGACCGTGTTTGTTGTTCATGCGCTCACGCGTCGTTCTGACCATCACTCCCCCTTAACCTTGATGCCAGCGGCGCGTATTTCGTGCATCGCATTGTCATTACCAGCACACCAACCCTCGGCGTAATCCAGGCTGAACCCGCTCAGGTGCATGACCTCACCAACGCTGCGTTTTGGTAAGTTGACAGCCCGCGCCTCCAGTTCTGCTATGCGCTTGCGGAACTGGATAACGTCATCTGTCTGGTTGCGCCATAGCTCGCACGCCAGCTCAATTTCATCTATCGCATTCTCGAAGCTAAACCAGTTGCTCCATTCTGGTGGCTGGCCCATAACGGCTTTGTAGGCATCGTTCAGGGCGGACTCCGCGTCATCGCGTTCGCTGATAAGCTGAGTCTCACTGCGCTCAAGTTCTGCTACTCGCCTGTCTTTGGCTTCCAGTTCATCCAGCAGCGTCCGTACTGCCGGACTGAACACCCAATACTTCGCATTTGAACCAGATAACGCCTCAAGCAGGCGCTCTTTTGCTTCATTAATAGTCATGCTGCACCGCCTTTCACAAAAATAATCCAGTGGGTTTTGTCGTTCTTGCCGGTTCGCTGGCCGATGACTGGTTTCACGTCCGTCAGCGCCAGAATCTGGCTAACCGGAATCTGCGTTTCGTTCCATTTGAAAATGAGCACGCCGTGTGGCCGCAATACGCGAAACGCCTCTTTGAATCCGGCGCGGAGGTCAGAACGCCACGTTTTTTTATTCAGGCGCCCGTATTTTTTACCCATCCAGGCAGACTGGCCCACACGCTCCAGGTGTGGCGGATCAAATACCACGACAGGAAACAACGCATCAGCGAACGGCAATGCGCGGAAGTCGGCAATGAGGTCTGGACTGATAACCAAGCGGCGACCGTCGCACAATGTGTGTTCTTCGGCGCGGATATCGGCGAACACGGCGCGGGAATCCTGTTTGTTGAACCAGAACATGCGAGAGCCGCAGCACACGTCTAAAATGGTTTCTGCCATCTCATTCCACCTTCACACCAATGTCAGTGCGTGTGCTATATACAGACATGCATTGCGCGAACCCGGATTGATCATCTGTCTGCCCATAGCTGAACCCGGCTTTCAGGCCGTCACGGAATGCGCCATCCTGCAACTTGTCAGCAGTTTCAAGTTTCGCCTCCAGTTCTGCTATGTGCTGACGGGCAGCCTCCAGCTCAGAAATATCCTTTCCACGCTCAGCGATATTCTGCTTCGCCAGTCGACGCCAGGAATTGATTTGCTTAGCGGCTTCTTGGTGACCGTTCTCCAGTTCTGCGATGCGCTTACTTCCATCAGCAATAACGCCCTCGTAATACTCACGCTGTTCAGCGTTCCGCTTCTCTGCGGCCTCCAGTTGCTCCCGCGCCTGTCGCATATCATCACGCAGCGCCAGCGCTACGGCCTCTGTTGCGTCTTTTTCCCGCTGGAGTTGAATATTCT